TGCTCAAGGCGAATTGCACAGTTACACAAGTTGCGGCCGCAGTAGGAGTCAGCCAACCCTATGTTAGTGAACTTCTGGCGGATCCCGATTTTGCAGCGGAAGTAGCAACTCACCGGATTAAGCTTCTTGCAGACCAGTCAGAGACCGATGGGAAGTATGATTCCATTGAGAAGAGGCTGCTTGCGGGGCTGGAAGAGAAATTGAATCAAGGTGTTGCATTCATGAAGATGCAAACTATCCTTCAGGCAATTAACACTGTGAATCGCGCTGTACGGAGAGGTGCCGGTCATCAGGAATCTGTGGCGCCACCAAGTAACATTGTGCAACTGATTATGCCTACTGTGATCGTGCGCCAGTTCCAGGCGAATCAGGACAATGAAGTTATCAAGGTAGGAGATCAGGAGCTGATAAGCATGTCCAGCAAGAATGTGTTGCAAAGACTGGAAAGTGCGAACTTAAGGGAGAAGATAGTAGGATTGTCCCAATCAGTTCCGAAAGGAGGGCAAGTGTATGACCACGCAACCGGAAGGGGAGATGGAACGGAAGCGGAAGGAGCTGTTAAGAAAGCTACAATCTCCTGTGACGAGTTCTAAACCGAGGATGAATCCAGAGGAAATGGCTGCGGAGTTTCTGAGGAAAACTATGGAAGATATGGGAATTTCAGGAGAAGGGGAAGGGGAATGAAAGTTCTGATCGCCTGTGAGTTTTCAGGTGTTGTCAGGAGAGAGTTTCTGAAGCAGGGTCATGACGTGTTGAGTTGTGATCTTATTCCCAGTAGAGATGATTCACCCTTTCATCACATCGGGCCGGTGGAGGAGATACTGACAAGAGGACTAGATTGGGATCTCATGATTGCCCATCCACCATGTACTTACCTGGCGCACAGTGGAGTGCAACATTTGAAAGATCGTGGACCTTGGCACGTTAATCCCGAGAGAATGTCCAAGATGAATGAAGCGGAGAAGTTTTTCAATTACCTGTTAGGGCAGCCTATCCCGCGAATCTGTGTGGAAAATCCAGTGATGCACGGATTGGCAAAAGTTACTATCAGGAAAGAGGATCAGAAGATTCAGCCTTGGGAGTTTGGTCACGGAGAAGTCAAGGGGACTTGTTTGTGGCTTAAGGGACTTCCAAAGTTGATACCAACAAATGTTGTGGCGGGACGGAAGCCAGTTTGCCACATGAATGGCAACAAGATGCGGAGGGTGGAGAGGAGTATTACTTACCAAGGTATCGCAGAAGCTATGGCAACCCAGTGGACGGAAGCTACGTTAATGCGTAAACCACCTGTGTTAAGCAGCGGAGTGTTGGCATGAGTGCTGAGCGCCAGTATCAAGATGCTCCATTCTCAGAAGAGGAGTTGATTCATGCTGGCTTCGATAGGGACAAGACTCTGGAGTTGTTGCGTGAGGATTTAAACTTCTTCGGTGGCACGATGATCCCCGAGGTTTTCACATTGATGTTTCCAGAGATTCACCAGCAAGTTTGGAAACTGCTGAAGGAATTTGTTGCCCAGCCGCATATCTTCCCGAAATTGGCCTTGGGTTTACCGAGAGGTCATGCTAAGACCACCTTGATTAAGCTGTTTATTACTTACTGTATCCTGTTCACACGGATTAAGTTCCCGCTGATTATAGGGAGTAACGGGGATAAAGCGATTCAGATCCTGGCCGATGTGATGGCCATGCTGAAGTCAAGGAACGTAGTGGCGCTGTTCGGGAACTGGCAAAGCTCGATAACAAAGGAAACTGAGGCTCTTAAGAGATTCTACTTTGGTGGCAGAGAGGTGATCTTAGCAGCTTTGGGTCCGCACGGAAGTATCAGAGGATTGAATGTAGGAAATGCGCGCCCCGATCTGATTATTATGGACGATATTCAGACAGCAGAGGACCAAGATAGCGCCGAAGTCGCTACTAAGCTCCTGAAATGGATGATTGGCACTCTGTTTAAGGCTAAAGATCCCCGTGGTTGTGTGTATATCTATATAGGAAACATGTTTGCGGGACCGAACTGTATCCTGTCGAAGCTGAAAAAGTCCAAAGAGTGGGTATCTTTCATTGTTGGCGCGCTCTTGGCTGATGGCACCAGCATTTGGCCCCAACTTCATAGCGCGGACAGCCTGATTGCTGACCTTCAACATGATATTGACATGGGACATCCGGAAGTTTGGTTCGCCGAGGTGCAAAATGATCCAGAAAGTGGGATTTCCAGTAACTTTGACACTTCGAAGGTACCGGAATTTCCATTTTCCCAGGAAGATTTAGTCCTGGCCCACTGTATTATCATTGACCTGTCTGGTGAGAAGGTAGGAAGTGACGATGCGTCGATCGGTTACTTCTGCCAGATAGAAGATAAGTGGGTTTACCGGGATTTAGAGGTTGGTAAGTGGTCTCCGTTGCAATGTATTGAAACAGCGATGGAAGTAGGTTGGAGACACAACTGTCCGCATATTTTCGTGGAATCCACAGCTTACCAAGCCAGTTATCTGTTCTGGTTCAACCATATCTGTGAGCAACGTGGGATCCAAGGGTTCCAGTTGAATGAAATCTTCCCAGGAATGAAAGCTAAGGTAGCTCGTGTGGTTGCTTTCTTGAAGAAGTTGCTGAGGAAGCCTGGAGTTAATGAACAAGTTGTCGAACCGGATGTTTATTTACATCCTGAAGTGCGCGCGGCGGTGCTTCATCAAGCCACCCAGTTTAAACCTACCCGCAGAGATAACAAGGATGACATTCTTGACCTCGGCGGTTTGTTAGATAATGTACTGTCACGTTACGTGAATGTAATTACCACGGATGTGATGGAGCAAATGAGTATGTTTTCAGCCAGTCATCGAACTATTGAGGATTCTTGTTCAGTGTAGTCGCGCCAGTCCCATAACCTTGTAAGGAGAAACAAATGCGTATGGTCAAAGTGAATGTCGATGGAACCGATCAACTGGTACCTCTGCGGGAATTTGCTGCTCTGGTTGCTGCGGAGAATCAAATGACCGATGCGGAACGTGATGCCGCCACAGGTCTGTTCCCAGGGGTTCAAGTTTACAACAACACATCCAACAAGATGGAGTTCCTGACTCCGACAGGTTGGGAAGTTATCACTTCGGCGCCGGATGTGGCTGCAAGGAAGGCAAAGGAGGAAGCTGACAAACGGGCCAAGGAAGAAGCGGAGCTTGGTGCGAAGAAAGATGCCAAGGATGCGAAGGATGGCAAAGCAGACGCCAAGGATGACAAGAAGGATGCCAAGGAAGATGCTGGCAAAGACGCCAAGAGTCATCAGGATGTAAAGAAGTAATTGGCGATCCTGGCGATCCAGAAGAAAGGTTAAAACCATGGCCGGCTCTGAACTGATACTGATTTCAGAAGAAACGCAGAAAGCTCTGCTTGATGTTGCGAAGAAGCAGCTTCTGTATTCTTCTGGCTCTAGTGGGCAGTCTGGAACTTGGGATGGTTTTAACCACCGAGATGCTTTGGAGTGTATTGATAGGGAGTATTATCGGGATAATATATTTACCTATGATAAGATCGAAGCTTCGCGCGCGAATCGTGCTGGGAACAAGAAAAAGCTGCAAGATATCGTAGTCCCGTTGGCCGAGGGTCAGACAGATACCATGCTTGCATATCTCACCAGTGTGTTCTTGACTGGGCAACCCATATTTGGAGTTACCTCAAGTCCAGAGTTCATTGACCAAGCGAAAGCTTACCAGGCAATTCTCAGTGCCCAATCAGTCTACGGTGGTTGGACAGGAGAGTTGATGGATTTCTTCTTGAACTGTTTGAAATACTTCGGTGTGATAGAAGTTGCTTGGTGTAAGGAGACAACTTATGTGCCTGAAGTTACTGTCAGACCTGGCGGGAAGGTGGATGAAACTTCCACTGTGATCTGGGCCGGGAACCGTGTTAGGAACATCTCACCGTATAACTTCTTCTGGGACCACCGTGTTCCTCTTGTTAAGATTCCTCAGGACGCGGAATATGCAGGTTACACTTCCATCTACAGCCGGGTAGGTTTGAAGAAGTATGTAGAGGATCGTAACCTGAAGATGAATATCAACAAGGTATTCGATCCCAATTTCCTTGGTCAACCACCAGTGAAGTTATTCTATGTTCCCGACTTCCTGTGGGATTCCATGGATAACTACAGCACCCAGATTCAAACTGCTGGTGGCGGTGGGAATCGGTTCATTGACGATTTCTCCACGTTTGAAATCGGTCCGGAAGGAAAGCGGAAGACTTTCAAGAATGCGTATTACATGGTTACGAGATACATGAGGATTATTCCTCAAGATTATGATATGAAAGTACCGATGAGGAATCGAGTACAGATTTGGAAGATTGTCACGATTAATGACCAAGTGATGATTGAATGTGAGCGGCAGAATAATAACCATAACTTCATACCACTCATAACCGGTCAACCAGTTCTAGATGGTCTGCTTTATGCCAACCGTAGTTTCGTGCAGAAACAGATTCCCTTGCAAGATATTGCCAGCTCTCTGTTGAATGCAGCGTTTGATA